GCAGAAGTGGATGGGTCTTTATGAGAAAATGACAGATCAATTTGTTACAGGTGTACTTGCATCTAACGAAGAAATGGTTGCTCATATGAAAATTGCAGGTTGGGAAGCACCTGTATTTAATATCTCCGGACTTGCATTTGATAAAAATGAAGTTCGTAGTCGTGTAGCAAATCGTATTCCATTTAATGATCGTAAAGTTCGTGTAGTATTTGCTGCAAGATTCGATCAAGAAAAACAACCCGATTTCTTTATGGATCTTATTGAAAGATATCATACAATTAACCCGGGTGTGGAATTTGCTGTTTTGTCAGGCGGACCTTTACGTAGTAATAACGAAAAGTATTTGACTCGCGCGCGAGCATTGGAAAAGACACATAATTTTAAAATTTATGAGAATCTTAAAAAGAATGAATACTATGAATTGTTAGGCGATTCTAGAGTATTGTTTAATTGCGCATTGCAGGATTGGGTAAGTAATACTGCATCAGAAGCAGATGCACTTGGCACAAATTGTTTGTATCCTGCATATAGATCATTCCCTGAAACATTTGCGAATGATCGTGAATGTCTCTACATCCCATGGTCACAAGATGACGCAGTATTTAAATTAAATACGTTATTGTATAGCGAGAGAGCCAATCTAGGTAAGTTGTCTGATTGGACATCTGGTACTATTGATCGTTGTTTGGATATTATGTTTGAAGATAATTCTAAATGGTATCGTAACGGTAAGGATTATAGAGATCATGTCCCAGCAGCCAAGTACTAAATTAGTCGTTGTTACGGGTTCTGCCGGTTATATCGGCGGACAGACTTGTATCGAATTAAAGAAACAAGGCTACGAAGTTATCGGTATTGATAACAGACATAACGATCATCTTGATGCATTTCAAGATGAGTTTTTACAATGTGATTTTACAGACATGGATGCGTTTAGTCTATATAAAAAGGTTTATCCTGTAGCAATTATTCATTGTGCAGGCACTAGCCTTGTTGGTCCTAGTATGAAAAATCCAGGACATTACTTTCACAACAATGTATCTAAAACAAATTTGCTTTTAGATTTCGTTGTTAAACATATTCCAAAGACTAAGATTATTTTTAGTAGTAGCGCATCTGTTTACGGCATTCCTACAACAAAAACACCATTGAGAGAAAACGATAAGGTCGATCCTATTTCTCCTTATGGTCAATCTAAATTAATGGTTGAACATCTATTAGAATGGTATCATCGATGCCACAACTTAAACTTCACTGCATTTAGATATTTCAATGCATGCGGAGCTGACGATAAAGGTCAACATGGGCAAGAACCAAATGCAACCCATATCTTTGCAAAACTGTTTGAAGCAGTCAAACATAATACATCATTTACTCTAAATGGTGCAGACTATGACACGCCCGACGGAACTTGTATTAGAGATTATATTCATGTTCAAGATATTGCGCTTGCACATATAAAAGCTATTGACAATTCTATTCAAGGCATATATAATTTAGGGATGCTTCAGGGGCATTCTAATCTACAAATTCAAATGCTTGTAGAAAAAATTACCAATAAAGAAATTGTAACATTTATTAATAAACGACGCGAAGGAGATCCTCCATCGTTAGTTGCTGATAGTACAATGTTTAAACGTCTTGCAGATTGGACACCTGTATATGATATGTCTGATATTTTATCATCTTTAAACACATGGTATAATTCTCAGACATATGAGGCGTTAACAACCCAGCGGTCTTACCCGAACATTCATCCCGCTTTATAAATTCTGCATGTCGTCAAACTTACTTAAAGAGGCAAGAGATGGCAAATAAAAAATTCTTCTCAACAAAAACATATAGACAAATAGGTCCGGTTGCATATCGGCAATGGCGTGCAGATTCACATTGTAATTTGATTCATGGTTATGCCATGAGTTTTCATTTCGAATTTGAAGCAGATACATTGGATGCTCGTAATTGGGTAACTGATTTTGGTGGGCTACGACCACTTAAAGACAAGCTAGAAGAATGGTTTGACCACACTCTGCTAGTTGCACAAGATGATCCAATGCGCGAACATCTATTGGAATTGGGTAGATTAAAACTAGCTAAGATCACAGAAGTAGAGCGTACAGGGTGTGAAGGTTTATCTGACTTCTTATATGAATATATTAACACAATCTTTTTGCCAAATTGCGGCAGCGAAGAAGCTAAAAGAGTTTGGTGTTGCCGAGTAGAAGTTAGAGAGACTGATAGCAATATGGCAGGCCGTTCTGGCCATAGAGAAGACAACGAATTTAATTAATACATGAAACTTTGTTTATTGGGCGATACTCATTTTGGTGTTAGGAATGATTCTAAAGCATTCCATGCATATTATGAGAAATTTTATAGCGAGATTCTTTTTCCATATCTAGAACAAAACAATATAAAAACTATATTGCAACTAGGTGATCTATTTGATAGAAGAAAATATATTAACTTTATGTCTCTTGCTGAGGCACGACGATATTTCTTTGATGTGATAGTTGAAAAGAAAATGGATCTAATTGCCTTAATTGGCAATCACGATATATTCTGGAAAGAAAGCCTAAAAGTAAATTCTCCAGATTTGTTATTACAAGATTACGATAACATTACTATTATTCAAGAACCTACAACCCTAACATTTGACAATGCTCAAATGGATATTATTCCTTGGATTTGTAAAGAAAATGAAAATGATATTGCAGACTTTATAACTAAATCCGCATCCGATTTTTGTGCCGGTCATTTTGAGCTATCAGGATTTCAAATGATGAAAGGTATTGATAGTCACGATGGTATGGATCGAGCAATGCTGAAAACCTATAATACCGTTTTCAGTGGACATTATCATACTAGATCACACGAAGATAATATTGTATATTTAGGTACTCCATACGAATTGGCCTGGAACGATGAAGGCGACCCCAAGGGCTTTTACATCTTTGATACTGATACTGGTTTGTTTGATTTTATTCAGAATCCGTTTAATATGTTTATTAAACATTACTATGACGATGAAAAGACAGATCCTAATCTAATTGACAAAACAATATTTACTAACAAGTATGTTAAACTCGTAGTAGTTAACAAAAAAGATATTTTAAAATTCGATAAATTTGTAGAAGCTATTTATACAAACAATCCTATAGAATTAAAAATTATAGAAGACTTTTCAGAGTTTGAAGCTAGTGCATTGGATGATTCAATTGATCTAGAAGATACTATGACATTGTTATCTGATTATGTAGATAGCGTTGAAACAGATTCTGACAAAGAGCGGTTAAAGACTTTGCTAAAGACTTTATATGTAGAAGCACAACATTATAATGAAGCATGATAAAATTTAAGAAAATACGTTGGAAAAACTTCTTATCAACCGGCGGACAATTTACTGAAATAGATTTTACTAAATCCTCATCTACTTTAATTGTGGGCGAAAACGGTGCAGGCAAAAGCACTATTTTAGATGCAATTTGTTTTGTACTTTTTAATAAACCATTTAGGAATATTAACAAACCGCAGTTAATGAATACTATCAACGGCAAGTTACTTGTTGTTGAGGTTGAATTTTCTATCGGTAACAAAGATTATAGAATTGTGCGAGGAATGAAACCTGGCATATTTGAAATCTATTGCAATGACGTATTATTGAATCAAGATGCTGCCGCAAGAGACTATCAAAAGTATCTTGAAGAAAGTATTTTAAAATTAAATTACAAATCATTCACTCAGATTGTTATATTAGGATCTGCATCATTTACTCCCTTTATGCAATTGTCTTTGGGAAATAGACGTGAAATTATTGAGGATATTTTAGATATTCAAATTTTCACAGTTATGAATGCAGTATTAAAAGATAAAACAACTGACATAAAAGCTCGTATAACAGAGATTGAAAATGATATTGCCTTAGGTAAAAATAAGGTCAAGTTGCATCAACAATATATTGCAACCCTTGAAAGCGACAAACAAAAGAAAGTTGAAGATGTACAAAAGCGCATACTTGAATCGAATGCTGAGATATCACAACTTAATGCAGGAATGCTGGTCGAGCAAGAAAAAGAAACGAGTTGTAAATCCTCTATATCTGACGCCGATGAGAAGCGTAACAAGCGTACGGAGATGGGAGCGTTGCTTAGAAAGCTTTCCGAAAGAATTACTAATCAAGAAACAAGCATACAATTTTACCACGACCATGATGTTTGTCCAACGTGTAGCCAGGATCTTGACGAACATCTCAAAGGATCCGCAATCGAACTTCATACACATAAACGTGAAGAAGTGCAATCTGCGATTGAAGCCCTTACCTTGCAACTTGAAGGTGTTGAAACTAGACTTAATGAGATTGATGCGATCGAAAAGAAAATCTCTGAATATACAAGCAACATCATTAGATACCAATCAAAGATCATCGCATCTCAAACGTACATTCA